ATAAGAGGACAAACAAATAATTTATATTTTAATGAAGAGGATAAAAACTGTTATATAAAAGAAAATCTTATAGGTCAACCATTTGTTATGTCAGGCTCTTGGCCTCACACAATGGTAAATGAAGACAGTAGAATGAAATTTACTTTGGCAATGGGATCTCCATGGGAAGCTGAAGAAATGAATAGTAACTATATTAAACTTTTAGAAAGATCATATATAAAGTATAAAAATTCATACATATCAAAAAAAAATATGAAAATGCCTAAATATATTGATAATTATTTTTCAAAAAAATAAAGTAAAAAACAAGTATAAATAGTACTATGGCAGCAATAGCAAATTATGTAATACATCAAGGAACAACGTTTTCATCAGCAGTTACCGTTAGAGGTAATGATGGAAATCCTTTAGACTTGACTGATTATACAGCAAGTGCAAAGATGGCTTTAGGTTATGCTTCAACAAGAACAAGAACCACTATTACAACAACTTTTGATGCCGATAGAACAACAGGTGTTATAACACTTTCTTTAACTGCAGCTCAAACTGCAGCTTTAGACGCACCAGCACGTTATGTTTATGATTTAGATATAACGGCAAGTGACAGTACTGTAACAAAAATAATTGAAGGTTTAATCACCGTTAAACCAAACGTTTAATAATAGGAGAATAAAATGAGTAGTGAATTGAATACACAAACAGATGTAGCTAAAGAGCAAACTTTTACAATTGATGGTAAAGACTATAAAAGAAGTGAGTTAAATACAAAAACTTTAAATAGTATTATCATTAGACAAGACCTACAAGCAACTAGAGTTAAGTTGTCTTTAGAGTTAGAAAAAGTTGCTATTTTACAAAAACACTATGATGATATTATTGCCGCTGAATTAGGCATTGATACATCAAAAGAAGTTGAAAAAAAGTAGTTATTAACTAGTTTTACATTACCTTATTATTATAAATATTATAAACTTACTAGTAATAAGGTAATATGTCAGACAGAATAATAGCTACAGTTAATAATAATACTTCGGGACCGAGAAACGTTTCCGTTACTGTTCCAGCAGCTTCAACTAGACTTAATGCTCTAGGTGATGTTAATGTATCAACATTAAATGATGGTGCAATGCTTCAATATGATAATACTTCTAAAAAATGGACAAGTCGAAATGATATAAAAACTGAAAGTGGAAATTTAATATTAAACGGTGGCACATTTTAAAAAATAGGGAGAGATTTTAAATGGCAACAATAATCAAAATTAAACGAACCACTGGTGCTAATGCACCCAGCGGCCTTAACCAAGGGGAACTAGCTTATGTCTATGATACTTCAGCAACCGATAATGGTGCTGGTGGTAATGGTTATAGGTTATTCATTGGTGATCCAACATCAACATCAAATTCAGCAATTGAAATTGGTGGAAGATATTACACACAACTTTTAGACCACACACCAGGAACGTTAACTGCGTCTTCTGGTTTAATAGTAGATTCTAATAAAGCAATTGATGAATTGCTTATTGGTAATAATGCTACCACAGGTGGTACAATAAAATTAAACGAAGGTACTAATAACGGTGCACATTTTGTAGCTCTTAAATCTCCCAACTCATTAGCTTCAGACGTTACTTATACTCTTCCAGGTACTTACTCAAATGGTCAATTCTTAACAGTTGACGGTTCTGGTAATTTAAGTTTTGCTGCTATTCCATCAGGTTCATTTACAATTGCTGGTGATAGTGGTACTGACACATTTACTACTGGTCAAACTTTAACGTTTACTGGTGACACAGGAATTACTACATCTATTACAGATAACGAAGTTACAATAGATTTAGATGACACTGCTGTAACTCCAGGTGCATATGGTTCTTCAACTGCAATTCCAACATTTACTGTTGATCAACAAGGTCGTTTAACAGCGGCTGGTACGGCTACAATATCAACAACATTAGATATTGCTGCTGATAGTGGTACAGACGATGGTGTTGCATTAGGTTCAGACACATTAACATTTACTGGTGGTACAAACATTGATACTTCAGTTTCAGGTGATACAATTACAATCAGCACACACGCTGACGTACTAACAGCTTCATCAACACATACTTTAACAAATAAAACATTTGACGCAAATGGAACAGGAAACTCTATATCTAATATAGAAGTTGCTGATTTTGCTTCTAGTGTTGTTGAAACTGATTTATCTGTATCTATAACTTCAGATGATAGTACTCTTGCTTCTGCGAAAGCGATTAAAACATATGTAGATGACAAAGTCACAGCACAAGATTTTGACTTAACAGCTGATACAGGTTCAGCTTCTATTGATTTAGATAGTGAGTCATTACAAGTTACTGGCAGTACTGGTATTGACACAACAGTTGATAACTTAACTAAACAATTAACAATAGCTATAGACAGTACTGTTGCTACGTTAACAGGAAATCAAACTTTACAAAACAAAGTAATTGATAGTGCAAATAACACTTTAACATTAGATTTATCTGAAGGTACTTTAACTGGTACAACTGCTGAATTTAATAGTGCATTGTCTGATGGTTCTTTTGCTACATTAGCAGGAACAGAAACACTATCAAATAAAACACTTACAGCACCTAAATTTGCTGACGCTGGATATCTTGCTGACGCAAATGGTAATGAGTTAATTCTATTAAGAACAACTGCAAGTGCTGTTAATGAATTACAAGTTAGTAACGCAGCTACTGGTGATGGTGTAGAGATTGCTACAACAGGTAGTGATACTAACATTGACCTAGTATTAAATCCAAAAGGTTCTGGTTCAGTTGATGTTAATTCAAGTAGAATTACAAACGTTACTGATCCAACTTCAGCACAAGACGCTGCTACAAAAGCATACGTTGATAGTGTTGCAAATGGATTAGATGTAAAAGAAAGTGTTAGAGTTGCTACAACTGCCAATTTATCTGCTACATATGATAATGGCGCAGGAACATTAACAGCTGGTTCAAATGGTGCAATATCAATTGATGGTGTTACTTTAACTTCAGGTGATAGAGTTTTAGTTAAAGACCAATCATCAGCTACTCAAAACGGTATCTATACTGTAACAACTGTTGGTGATGGTTCAACTGCATATGTATTAACAAGAGCTCCTGACGCTGATACAGCTTCAGAATTAACTGGTGGCACTTTCTTCTTTGCTGAAGAAGGTTCTACAAATGCTGACAATGGTTATGTTGCTACACATAACGGCGTACCATCATTTGGTAGTACAAGTATTACATTTTCTCAATTCTCTGGTGCTGGTCAAATTAGTGCTGGTGACGCTTTAACAAAAACTGGTAATCAATTAGATGTTGCTGTTGACGACAGTACAATTGAAATATCATCTGACGCATTACAAATTAAATCAACTTATGCTGGTCAAACATCAATTACTACATTAGGTACTATTAGTCAAGGTACTTGGAATGCTGATGTTATTGGTGAAGTATATGGTGGTACTGGACAGAGTTCATATACTACTGGTGATATTTTATACGCTAGTGGTTCAAACACACTTGATAAGTTAACACTTGGTACAAGTGGTAAAATTTTACAATCAGACGGTAGTAATATTACGTACGGCGATTTAGACGGCGGAACTTACTAATCGTCATTGAATAGGAAATATATTAATGGCGACAGTTATTAAACTTAAAAGAGGTACGGGCACTCCAACTATAAGTGATCTTGTAAGTGGAGAGGTTGCGATTGATACTTCAGCTCAAAAGTTTTTTATCAATGACGCTGGTGTTATAAAAGAAATAGGTGGTGCGGCTGCTGCTGGTAATGGTGCATTAGTTGATTTAACTGATACAAATTTTACAACTCAACTACCTAGTCAAATTTTAAATTATAATGGTAGTGAATGGAAAAATGATTTTCAACATAATGTTGGTAAAAGAGTGCCATTTACAAAAACAGATGGAACTGAAACTACTCTTGCTCTTGTAAATAATAAAGATATGACTACAGTTAATGGATTTTTGGACCACGTTGTTGTACAATCATATTATTTACCATTCACAACTGCAAATGGAACTTCAATACAAACAATTAGACCAGGCCATATGCCGACAATGGAAGGAATATAAAGTAAATGAGTGCTAAAACTCCAATACGAGCAACGTTTAATGGATCTGAAGTATCAGGTCTTGCCGAATATCAATCAGGTGAATTTATTGATCTATCACATGGAGGTCTTGGTGCCTCTTTATCTATTGGTACTACAGGTCAGGTTATAAAAGTTAACTCTGCTGGTACAGCTTTAGAATTTGGTAACGTTGAGGCTATTGTAAATATTGATAATGCTACTGATCTAACAGGTTCAACACTTGCTTCTAGTGATCAAATTTTATTATCAGATGGTGGAACTGAAGGTAGAGTTACATTATCACAACTAGATACTTTATTTTCTGGCACTACACAAACTTTAACAAACAAAACTTTAACTGATCCTATTATTTCAAATACAATTATATTTGAAGGTTCTACAGATG